TCCAATGATGCAACTGGTTCAACATTCCACCCAATTAATCCTATAATTGCCTTCAGTGGTTCTATGAATGATTTATCGAATTGCATATCATAATCAACATATGCATTTAATTCAAATTCTTTTGGTAGAACATTGATAAAGGATATCACGTTCTCGTTAATTGGGTTGGGTGTCGTGAGATATGTGAAGTGTATCTTGTCACTATTCTTAACCACTTCGTATCGTTTGTGTACGTTCTTTTGTTTGAGAAGATGGTTGTATAATAATGCACCACGAACTGCAATAGGTGTTCCCTTACCATAAATGGTAGTTGAATTACTGTATTGTGCAAGGTTGTTACAACCCCTTGGTGAGGCCATTTCTTCTACTGGTAATCTCCTGAAATCTCTCCGTGCATTTTCTACGAAATCCCATACCTCTTCTTCTGTACCATTCATAACTACTTTCAATACTTCTGTAAGTTGTTTACGAACCCATTGAGGTGTACTGGATTTTGCAGTCTCAATACCCATCATCTTAAGTTTGGGTTCCTTGAGTCTTACTCCCTCGTTGTCGTGTACGTTTAAAATGTATCGTTTCTTTGCAGTCCAAATACCACGATCTGCAATTACTTCTCTACCCATTACCATCTTCTGTTGGAATGCGTTAGTGTAGTCTGCAAGATCATCATACCCTGCTGTTAATACATCGAGAATCTTATCTTGACCTACTGTATTAAGGAAGTCTACGATCTTGGACTTGGGGGTTTCTTTTGGAAATACCTGTTGTACCATCTTATCGAAGGTCACATAAATTGAATCGGTATCCATTGCAATAACATAATCTTCATCGGTGGTATTCAGAATTTTGTTTAGATAATTGTTAATGGTTTTCTCAGCTGTCTTAATAACCATCTGTCCACTAAGTGTAATTGCCTCTGCAAGATTCGGGTCAAAGAATGCAAAGTACTGATTTGCTAATGCACCATAAGCTGAGTTGAGTGCAATCTTCCTGACCTGTTGATTGTTGTATGCTCGTTTGATAAGTGTATCAAGTTCTCTCTTACGTTTTACATCGTCACATGATTCCTTCTCAATCTGATACTGAATCATCTTACCTTTCCATTCCTTTCTTTCATCGTAGAACTTTTCCATAAGTTCAGGAAGGAACCCTTGTTTGTCTCTAGTGAACATAACTCCATTAGGTGTAACACTTCTATTTGTTCTTTTAAGACCTGATATGTCAGCTGACCGATCCAACATGTGGTCAACACTTGTTGTTATCCGTTCTCCCTTAATCATCTTCTCAGGTGAGATATTGTATTGCATAATCAAATGAGGATAGAGTGAGTTTAAGTCAAACGACATAACCCAATCGTGCATTCCCACTTGTGGTTCCTTAACATATGCACCGATAATACTATGAGTCTTACTTCTATCTAATTTCTGTGGTGGGGTTTGGATGTTCTGTTCTTTAAGGAAGTTATAGATAATGGTTTCCCAATACTTTACCATTCCAAATGTATCTGAGAAGTTACACTTTGCATTGTAAGCCATGGTCATGGTTAACTCTAACAAACCAAGTTTGTCTTCTAAGTCTTCGACCAGTGTAACGTCTTTGACATTGTACTCTAAGAACAATGAATAGTTCTGTTGGTACAGTGTGTGTAGTGAACCATAGTCTGAGTAATCAATCTTTGCTTTGTCTAACTCAACATGTGCAATGTGATTCAGTGAATATGATTCCTGATTTACGAATGTGTGTTTTTTGTACAGTTCCATGTAATCAAGAATATTGATACCATAGAGGTTGAAAATCATAACCTTCTGTCCGTAGTTGTTAGTGTAATCTCTAACATCGGACATGTTCCAAGGTGAGAACTTCTTGTGTTCTCCTTCACCAAATAACTTATCAACACGATTACAAAGATAAGTCATGTCAAATGCATCAACATTCCAACCTGTGACTATATCAAAAGATTCCTTTCTCCAATACTTGATAAACTCTGTTAACAGGAATGCTTCGTTCTTACATTCGTGATAATGTACATTTGGGGGACATTCTGCCCAAGGGCCAATACCAAAAGTATGTGCCATGAACCTGAATGGTTTGATGGTGATTGCATTTACTTTTTCTTCTGCAAGAGTTGGTTCGGGAAAACCACCCTCTGATTCACACTCAATATCAAGTGTTGCAACTTTGATTTGTTTTGGGTCATATTTGATATCACCCTGAAATTTATCTGCAATGTAAGTATACACATACTTATCATAACCATGAATCTCAAATCCATTAACCTGACTGTACTGTTCACGGAACTTTCTTGCACCACCCATAGTGTCAAGATTGACAACTTCAAGTGGTTTTCCGTCTAATGATCGGTATGCAGTATCACCTTTCTTTGAAAGGACATAATGGTTTGGACGATAAGCAACAGATAACTTAACCTGTTTCTTACCCTGATAACCTTTTACAAGAATTTTGTCTCTTGTACGACACACACTAGTATAGTAATCCATACTGTTAGTATATCATAAAAAGTTCTATTCTACAAGGGTATTTGGTTCTGAATTTCCTAACATGAAATCAATTGCATCATGTTTTTCTTTTGCGTTTGCAAAAATTTCTACTTGAGTATCCATTGCTTGAGATACTTCGGGATGTTCCCCTATACCAGCTGGATTGTTTTTATATACTTCGATATTTGCGAGTGCAATATCCATCTCTCCTTTATACTGGGACTGCAGTGCTTTCATCATTTGATCTTTCATTATTATTTGTTTCCTGTTGCGACCTTATAATTTGTCTCTAGATTCGGTCTAACTTTAAACATAGTTAGTATCTGAGATTTTGGAACCACAAAGTCATACTCTCTTGCATATGGTAACCATGGTGCAAGATTAACTTCCATCCTACCATCAATCACATTACTAATACATAGTTGTGCTTCTGAGACAGTTACGGAAGTTTTAAAAATAGAGTCGGTCACTATTCCTATAATAACCTCTCCGCCTAAAAGCTTCACTGCTTTAATTTCTGTTGTCTTAAACACAGCCTAAGACCAAGTCTTGTAATTCTGTACCCCTTCTACCGACTTGTCTAAACCATTTTGAATCTTCCATTTCAACAGCCATGGTTTTCCAGTCTTCTACAACTACTGCTTTCCACATGTTGTTAAATTTACCTAGTCTACTTCCACCTAAATTGAAAGTCATGTTTACGATCACATGTTGAATATCTTCGGGAAGACTATCGAAGTCTTCTCCACCTTTTGATTCAAATACATGAACTGCTTCAGATACATGTTTGTCGAAATCATCTTCATAATATGCATCGCAAACTTCTTGACTGACTGGCGTTCCAGCAGGTTGTCCGTCTTCTGCATCACCTTCTCTGATTAGATGTCCGACACCTAGTGTCAAGTATCCTAGTGAATCTGCATAGACTTCTAGTACTTCACCTTCGTGTCTTTTAATCTGTTCCTTCAATATCTCTTTGTTCATTTCCTTCTTTCCTTATTTGTGACTCAATTAATTCAACAAGAATATCGCCGATGAGTGTGTTTAATGCATTGTTATTTAGGAGTTCCTCAAGGTTGAGTTCATTCTTCTCCATGCCATCAGGTACTTTTCTTATCGTTCTTTGAAAATTCAAATTAGGGGTATCGTCTTCCATCTGAACCTTCCCATACTGGTATACTAGTCCTTTCCATTCACCCTCAAGGAGCTCAATTGCAGCATCTTGATTGTGTGGGTTTTCCACAACCCTGAAGACTGTACCAAACATTTTATTCTTTATCTTTCCCATGGAAACTCTACCCATTGTCCGTTATTTTCCCGACTGAAGATGACGCCGGCATCGTTTTCTTTACCAAAGATACAGTACCCCAATACACTTGGCATTACTGATGGTTTAGTTCTTGCAAAACTAACAAACTCCATGACCTTTCTCATTGTGAGACCAGTGTCATAGATGTCATCCACTACTAAAATTCTCATCCCATCTGAACCCTCAATTATCTTTTCAGATTTCCAGTTCCGAGTTGTGATTGCATTATGCATCCAATAGGGTTCTTTGTCATCACCATCTCGTGTTTGAAACCCTACGATACTCATAGGAACACTACACACATTACTTATGTGTGTAGCTAGACCCAAACTTCCTCTATAGACTCCGACCACATGATCGAACTCCATATTTTTGACATCTAGAAAATCTAAATCATAGAGGTCATAGTTATATATAATTTTAGAAGAACTCATTTAAACTTCCTGCGAATTGTGTGGGTAGCTTATCAATTGCTCCTTGATATGGTAACCAACCATTAATAAACATATCCCAATCTTTAATTTGAGATAACCCCTTGTCATTAGTCATTGGGGTATCTACTAAGCTTTGCAGTCTATCCATGAAGTGTTCGACCACTTGCATCTGATTAAAGAACGGTAAAAGTTTTGCACCATGTTTTCCTTCATCACTATTATATAGTCTTGCTTTTTCTACATTTTTTGTAGACCACTTGGTGGACTCTTCAATGAGATGTCTGAAATTTGGAATACCAAATGAATGGAATGCATATTTATTCAATTCAAATAACTCACCCAAAGATGGAATCAATTGTCTTTGATATATGTCTTCAAGAGACCTAGTTGCTCTAGATGGTGATTCTAGATCAATGTTGTTCCAGTTCTTATCTCTATATCTTGAGAAGAACCAAGAGTTTGCTTGGGTTGATGAATCGTAAGAAACATTTTCCACAAAATTAAAATATTCAGGTGATACAAAGAATGCAGTCATCATCTCATGAGAACCAACACCCAGTAAATGGATATTCTTTTTTAAGTCATCAGGAATTTCATAGTTCTTACAACCATAGATCATTTCCATTCTGTTGTTAAACCCAGTACCCGAACAAGCTGATGATAGTGAAATCGAATCACAACTTTTTAACTGTTCGTCTGTTAATCCATCCACGATTGTTTCGATGTATTGTCTACAAGATTCTACATCTTGTCCTTGAACAATCAATGAGACCTTTGAATCTGATTCAACTTCATCGAACACTTCTATCTGTCTTATAACATTTGCAAGTGTTGATTTTGATTTCTCATCGATGAGTTCTTTTGCAAATCTTCGTCCAGCTGTGGATGTCTTCATCGACCATCCAGTATTGGAACCATCAAACTCTGTTGGGATATCATCAAATATCATTGCAACACTAGAATACTTTGCTTGGTGTCTATAGATGCTATCTTTGATTTCGGGGGTCAAACCTTTCTTGGTTCTAGATAACTGCAGTCCACCACTATCTGCCATCAAGTTATGCCAAGATGACATGAGTGCATGGATAGTTTCACCGTGTTTTGGTTCACAATGAGAATTGAATAACATAGATACATTCTTATTAGAATATTTGTTATCTATATGTTTGATCTTGTCATTAAATACATCTGCATAGGGGGCCAGAACAGATTGCTTGTAGTACAAGTCTCCTGTTCCCATGGTCATCCCTGAGATTACATATTCGAAATTCATCTGTTTGCTATCGAAATGAACTCAGCTCGGGTCTTCTCATCACTGAAGAATGCACCACCCAATCTACTTGTTACCATAGATGAATTGACATCTTCAACTCCACGAGCTTTCACACAAAAATGGTCACATTCCATGTAGACTGCAACTTCTTCTGTTTTAAGAATGAACTGTAGAGCTCGGAATACTTGTTCCGTGAGTCTCTCTTGAACTTGTGGTCTACGTCCAAAGAAGTTGACCACTCTATTTAATTTAGATAGTCCTACAACATCACCTGTTGGAATATATGCAACATGACACTTACCATAGATTGTTTGGAAGTGATGTTCACATACTGATTTTACGATGATGTTCTTCTGAACTACCATTGAATTGAAATTCATTTTGTTGTCGAAGACTGTACACTTAGGAAAATTATCATAATTCATCCCAGTAAATAACTCGTCCATAAACATTGATGCAACTCTGTGAGGTGAATCTTTCATAGAATCATCATCCATGTCACAACCAATCTTTTCCATGATAACTTTAAAGTGACTTGCTACAGCCTCGGTGTTGTGTTCTCTTCCACCGTTCATAGGTGTTTCCACCCCAAGATCGACTAGGTGTTGTTGTACCTGTCTCCCTAATTCTGCATCATATTTCATATCTTCCACACTCCTTTCATTACCATTGCTTTTTTGATATCCAAGTCTTCTAGACCACGATAAGTACCATTATACACTTCGTCCTTGATTCTGTCAAGCCATTTTGCTGACCAAGGATCATTTAACCAATAATCATCTAATACTATTTTATTATTCTCTAATGAAACCCATTTCCTAAAACATGCTTTACAAACACCACAATGTTTTTCTTTACCTTCATAACATGAGTATGAATCTGCAAGTGTTTGTACTAGTCCAGCGTTGCGTAGAAACTCTCTAACTAATTGTGTTTTAGTCTTATCTTTGTATGGTGAAGATATATTGAACTTTCTTTCTTCAGTCCAATGTTGTTCTTGCCACATGTGATTAAGTAAGTCTTCCATTCTCATGTAGAACTTTTCATCTTTATCAAAAGACCTGTCTCCACTCACACTCCCCAGTAGAATCGTCTCACCGTAATGAGATGCAAGTAACACTAAGTGTGCATTTCTATTCGGAATGATTGCATCATCTCTCTCGTATTGACCAAGATTTAAAACGTCATCTAGAAATACCATTCTGTCATCAAACTCCATTGACATTCTTTCTCTCTTGTCATAGTTTGAGTTCATACTTATATTTAGCAAAACATCAGGCCGCATTATATGGTCAATGATGAGTGAGTCCATTCCACCACTGTAAAGAAGAACAGTCTTACCTCTGACTTGTTCTCTTTGTTCTGTTATCATGTTACTCATGTTCCGATTTTATTGCCCCATATGTAACAATGAACTCTTGCAGATACATTGTATCCTCTATCCATTGTTTGTTCTGCAATCATAGCTGCATTATCTTTCTGTGTTTCTTCTAATGCACCTACAGGCATAATCCATATTGGGTAACCAATCCCTGCATCTCTAAATTGTACTATTGCGTCTTCAATTTCATTCCACGATTGATCTGACCCATTACAAACAAACTTTAATTGTCCTACTTTGGATACATCCCAATATTCTTTTACAGTTTCGGGTATGATTGCATCCTTCTCTCCACTGGTTCCAAATATCTTAGGACTACATGAGAAGAAGAATTCTTTACTGGTGTTTTGTATGTACTCCCTTAACACTGGATGTAATGATTTCGTGCCGTTGGTTTCTATCGTTATATGTGTTGGGGTTGTCATTGCATCTAGAATCTTAACCATGTTCTTTTGTGCAGCTGGTAATAACGGTTCACCACCAGTGAATGCAAGATGAAAGTTTGGTTTCATCATACTTTCAAGTTCTTCTGCAACCATAACAGGGCCTGCACTCTTTTGAAGTTTTGCAAATTTCTTTGACCATGAGTAAGATGAATCACAACCAAATTTGAAAACTGGTAAGTCTTCTACTGCTTGGATTTCTGTTAGGTCGATTTTTTCGTAAGGAAGTTCGTAAGTGGATG